TCCCGTGTTACATCTCCAGCTACGTTAATCTCGCGCTGCGGTGTGTAGCTCGGATCCAAATTGCGGATATCTACCAACTCCGGGTCTTTATCCGGTCCGCCGCCAACGATGATAGTATCAACACGCTGATCGATGTACTCAACTGCTGCCTCGCGATCTGCGATCTCTTGCGCTAAATCGGCTTGCAATTGATCAACGTCCTGCTGTACCTTGTCAAAGCCGTCATTGATCTTTTGCCACTCGTCTTTGATTTTATTGCTCCCGACCAGATTAGCGTAACGGTTTGCCATTGTCTTGTTTCGCCTCCTCTATGACTTTGAGATGTCCGTTGATCGCCTTCGACAGCTCTATAAGGATCTCACGCTCTCGGCCTGGCCACGATTGCAGTACATGAGCGATCACGGCGCACAGCTCGGGCACTGGCTGAGAGATGTCGATCTCGGCGTGCAGCACATGAGATATCTTAGCCACAGTCGATCAGTCCTTTCTAGGTATAATAAAAGACGCCCCGTTAGGAGCGTCTCTGTGTATGGTGGTTATTCGGTTGTCTGAAGCTCTGATAATCTCCGCTCATATTCGGCTATCTGCTGTTCCAATTCAGCAATCTGCTTTTTTAATCCTTCTGGTTCGTAGCCGTTTTGTCTGTCTTGATCTAACGCGAACCGCAGTTTTTCGAGCAAATCATTGCCGCTTGCGATATTACGTTTCAACTCCTCGATCATTTGATGAGTTGTGATCAAATCGTCACCTTCTTTTGACGCTTCCGGCGTCCGTATTATCACTTCACCATCCCAATCAACTTCCTTACCGAGAGCCTCTGCAAATGCACGAACTGGCGCATACGTAACTCCTTCGAAGCCTATAGCCTTAACATCTAGATATTCACCGTCTAGCTTGATAGGGACTTCCACTTCCACTGTTTTTCCTACCATAGTAAAGCTGTCTGCCAAAGCACTAATCGGGAGAGCGATGCAAAGACCCGAAATCAGACCAAGAAAGAACTTTTTCATACGACCCACCTCAAACATCAAATTTTCAGATATTATACCATATTTGCACATTTTTATTAAGGTGGGATTACATCAAACTGTAGATGGCATTCCAGATATCATTTAGCTCTTGCTGAAGTGTTCTCATAGAACCGTCGATTTTAATGCTTGACCAACTAGTAAATCTCACGTCTCCGCTCCAAAACTTCACATAAGTTCCGCTAAGCCCCAGCGGTCTATTTAGTGCAAACACATAAAAATCAGTCGGTGCAGCGTATAATATGCCGGCGTTTATACCGTTTTGAATAAACTGAATAGCAGGGGTGTTAGAATAGTTAGTGATGATTCTAACATATTCTTGGGAGTTAGTATAAGCGGTGAGTATGTTGGAATTTGAGCTTAACTCTATCCTAGGATACACTCCTGGACCTGCCGTCATGATAGTACTACCTAGGATGAGCGTTCCAAGCATCTGGCCGCCGTTAATCGTCGATCCGCTAATGCTGCCGCCGTTAATCGTCGAGGCATTAATTGTCCCCGCCTGGACGATTCCAGAAAATATCCCATCTGCACCCTCGAGCGTGCCGGTAAACTTAAAACGCTTGTTAGGGATATCGAACCACAACGCCCTCTCACCGTTAGCATAAAAGCTCAGCTCATCCGCATTAAACACAGCCTTGGCAAAGCCATCCTCGCGTTGTACTACGATACCCTCGGTGCGGCTATGAGTGACGCCGTAGTAAGGCTTACCGTAGCGGACAGCGTTTTGATTGAGCCGCTTAACAGCAGCGGTAAGCGAGCCGTCAATTCCGAATTCGCTCTCCTGCTCGCTGACAGACGGAGCGGACAACGACATGTTTAATCCACCCTTGAAGCTAAACGTCTGCCTCAGGATCAATGTGTGATACGTCTCTGTACCGTCCCAGGTAATGTCAGCATCCTCCCATGCGAGATCCGCATCCTCCCATGGAAAAGACTCGGACTTAGCAAAGGTGATCCTGTCGCCATGCTCTAAGTGTGGATAGCCGCGGCAATCCATCTCGATAGGCACGTATGCAAACCCGCTTATTTGCTGCAAGAGTGCATCTGTCATATCCTGCGTCATAAGCGGATTAGTCATGTACAGCGTGTGGTTTTCATCACCATCGCCGGCTTCATACGCCAGTTGCTCATCCTCGTCATAGATAACAACCAAGCGTGTGTATTTTTTAGGCGGATTAAGCTGACGCACACGCATGTAATCCGATTCGTCAAGCTCATATACAGGCGTTTCGTTTGCCGCGTATTTGCGCCAACTAACAGCGCCTGTGCGACTCATTTTGACGCTAGCACCGTGCACTCCCGCGATGTAACTCATCACTTGACGGCATGTAAAGCCAGTAGGCGCGGCGTTAAGTACATGCGGATCTATTTGTACAGACGAGTCGTAGATAAGTCCTGACTGTGCACAAACCTCGTCCCACACCTGCTGCATAGTGGCGGGATAGTCGAGTCCCGACACGTATTGGATGTCGGCATATACCAAACCGTCATAGCAGTCCAAGACCAGGATGTCATGCACGCGCTCACGGTTGTTGATATAAAATACGCCGAGCGGGATCCATTCTGTTGTTCCACCCTCCCATGCAAGGTTTGCATCATCCCATGCAATGTCTGCCGAGTCCCAGGTTAAAGAGTCGGCAAGGAGACCGATGTATGGGACAACTTGCGCATTGTTAGGGATATCATCATAAACCCGCCTTAGCGTAAGCGTTAATTTAGAAAAAACTGCTGTGCCAATTGCAAATTCGTCTGATGGCGCTACGTCGTTTTGTATGTCAAAGTCCACGATCGAGTCCATGCCGTATTCCACGCCGTCTATTTCTACTTTGGCGACCCACTCTTGCCCTCTTTGGTTTAAAAACAGCTCTGTCTCTTTTGATATAGGTATCATAGCATCATCGCTCCGTCAGCGTGATCTGCAACCCCTCCCACATAATCATGCCATTCCTCTCAAAAGGGATAGCAGCAGGACGGTTGCCCACATAAAACCGTTTGGTGACAACCGCCCCCTCCATGGGATCGGGATAGGTAAAATCAAAAAAGACGTCCTGCATAGCTTTAAGGACGCCTGATATTTGATCATTTGTGAGTGGCGGAAATGTCATTTCGATTTGTCGTTTAACAGCCACCCTAGCGCGGTTTAGTGTGCCATCAGACGTGCGTGTTGTCGCGTCTGCGTCGTCCAGGTCCATGATGGTGACGGTAAACCCGCCAGGAGCGGGATAAGCGGCGATCTCTTGACCGTTTATATACAATTTCATACAATCACCTCACACGCGGAATGGTAACTGCCCCGTGCGTCTTTGCTCATCGCGGATTACATCTATAGCCGCACGACCAATCTCACTCCGAGAGATTACGGCTTGGATGTATTTGAGATCCCTTATTGCTTGCTCGACACGACCAAGAGCGGCAAGTACATCGCGGTTTCCGCCGCTGGTCATGATCGCTTCTAATTTTGACAACGGCGCGATAACCTCAGGGTCCGTCCTTGCGCCAGGGTTGTCACCAACCATCGCCAATGTTGGACCAAAGGCAAGACCGCCCCTTGCTAACCGCGGGATCTCAGGGATGTTAATACCAAAACTTCCGACGCCAGTCAGATCCTCAACCCAGCCGGGTAAGTCGACCTTGACCTTGTTAAGTTGACGGATAAGCCAATTCATGGCGTCAATGATGATATTGATTGCGCCCTTAAAAAGAGCCACAATTCCATCCCAAATACCACCAAAGAAGTCCTTGATGCCGTTCCATGCTTTTCCCCAATCACCTGTAAAAACCCCAGTGATAAAGTTCATTAATCCAATAAAAGCTTTTTTGACACCATCGATGATTCCGCCGATAGCCTTGAATACATTGTCCAAGACCATCTTGAACGTACCGCCGATGAACTCAGCTAATGGTTTCAGGACATTCTGCCAGAGTACTTTGAAGATGTTGACAAGTTCCGTCAGCACGCCTTTAATCAGATCGCCTAAGAACTTCGCGAACGGCTTCAACACTTTTTCCCAGAGGAATGTCAGCACTGCTGACACAGCTTCGATTGCAGGACCTAGCATCTCGCTCAACGCCTTACCGAGCGGGACGAGAACATTCTCCCAGAAGGATTTCGCAACATCGGCCACGAATTGGAAAGCGACGCCCAAAACATCGATCAGCACTTCTCCCACCGGCACAAAGACGTTTTTCCACAGCCATACAAAAAACTCGCCCACAGGTTTAAGGATGTTGTCGTAAATCCATCGCAAGGCCACGGATAAAACATCCCACGCTTGCACAAACGCCGCCGCGATCCACTCGCCGAAGGGCACAAGGACATTTTGCCATAGCCATGTCGCTGCCTCGCCGATCTTGCGAAATATACCATCGACAAAACCTCTAAACGCCTCGTTGGTCTCGTAAAAATAGACAATCGCGGCAACCGCAGCGCCAATCGCGGCTACAACCAATCCGATCGGTCCCAGTGCTGCGGTCCAAGAGGTGGTAAGTGCTGTGCGCAGTACGTTTAATGCACTAACAATCCCGCTAATAATCGATGTCCAATTTGTTGCAACAAAGTAAGTGACAAATGCGGCGCCAATACCTGCAAGAGCCGCTTTTATAGCCGCAGAATTGTTTTGGATAAAATCCCTTAGTTGACCAAAGGCGCTCTTAACCTTTGCAGCCATCTCAGCGGCTTTTGATGACACATCGTCCATGGCTCCGGTTATCGTGTCCAGCGCCCCTGTATCCACATCACTTTCAGCCGGCACAAGCCCACCAATAGCTCCTGCGCCAACCGCCGATGGCGTCGTGCCCCCGACAAGGTTAAGCTCGTCAAAACCCGCCACAGCACCCTTGGCTTTCTTGCCTGCTTCTTCATACGCTTCCCCTAAATCAGTAACGGCGGATGCTTGGTTTTCCGCCGCTTGTGTTTGTTTAGCGGTGTTATAACCAAATAAGGCTTGCATAAATGCGGCAATATAGTTGACTACATTTGCAAGAGCAGTAGCCATACGAGTGAGGGCTGGCAGCACGCTGTTGTAAATCGGCAAAAACGCTTGCCCAAGTGCAAGTTGTACGTTTTTAAGTTGGGCCACAAACGCGGATTGACGTGTTGCAGTGTTTTGCACAAGCTCAAGACCGTACTTAGTCGCCGTTTGCTCTAGGATTGCAAAGTAACGGATGGTTTGCTGTGTGTTAAAATCGAGTTGTGCCCAGCTGCGATTGCCGGCAAACTGCTTAAATGCATTGGTTGCTTCGAGCAGAGAGATATTAACGTTGACGCCAAGATCCTCTATCGCTTCGGTGGAGCCTAGCATACCGGATCTGATCCGGTCCATGACATCCTCCATGGTGCGCCCCGTGCTGGAGGAGATGACAGCCGCAGCCTGTAGCAGATCCTGCGTGTAACGCGCAGTCTCGTCTGCACCCGATGCAAAACCGCTGATAAGGTTGGCAAATATCGCGCCATATCGCGTCGCCTCAGACCGTGCCATGCCCCATAGATGCGCCTGCTCACTTACCCATCTGTTAAACGATGCGGCGCTACTGCCCATCAAGCGATCAATCTGTTGCAACGCCGCCTCAAAATGGATGGCTTCTCTTGTTGCAGCGCGAATACCAAGTGTGGCTCCGGTTGCGGCTAGTATCGTGGTGATTGATCGCATCGTCTTATTGACGCCATTCTTAAATTTTTCTAAATCTTTTTGCGCCTGCATCATGCTCCTGCGCATCTGACTAAAGTCAGCGCCGGCACGCACCATCAATGTTCTTGATACAACCACATTCTCACCTCACTCTCCGGCTAATAAAAAGGAGAACGGATCAATTCCGCTCCCTTACCTCTGTTTTCCCGCCCATCTGTGCGTTGATCGCTTTGATTTGCGCAAGTAATTGCTCATCTGACATAGGTTCCGGCTTTTTGATTTTGTTTAGTATCCCTTTAAGATCGGGCATGCGCTTAACCCGCTGCCAATAAGCCGTCAGATAAGCTAGTATCAATCCTTCTTCGCCGTCTTGTTGCAATCTTCGGTTATATTCTTGTATGTGCAGATTAAGCTCATGCGGCGTCATCTCGTTGTACTGCTCAATGGATAAACCTATGCGGATTGCCGCTCTTAGGCTTTGCTCCCAGTCCCATTCTTCTGCTTCCCCGCGTTTCCCTCCGCATCACCAACGCTCCCAAATGCAACGGCAAACGCCTCTTGCATCTTATCGATGATGTACTGATAGGTTGGAGCCTGGTCAAGCAGATCCTCCATGTCCTCCAGTTTTAAGTCCTCGCCGTTTTTTCTTGCATCGCTCAATAGACCGCAATAGACGATCTTTTCGATTTCTTCAACAGCAAATTCACCCTCTTGATTCGCCGTCATATCCACTCCTAACGCAGCCATTGTCTTGAGTGCTTTATGTCCAAAGCGCAGTTCGCGCGGTCTGTCTAACTCGATAATTACTACATCGTTGTTTTTGCTCATGTGTTGTCCCTCCAGGTTAAAGTGTTCCTGGGGCGGTTAAGCCCCAGGTTGTGCATTACGGATTAGGTAATTCAAGGGTCGGCTTGCCAGATACTTTGATTGTGATTTCAAAGCCAACAGCTTCCTCTAATTCAGCAGTTGTTTGAAACGCTGTAACAACGCCTTTAAACTTCCAACTCGCACCCATGGATGCGGGAAATTGAATCTCGAAGTCTTCAACAGTGCTTGCCTCAAGCGCTGCATAAACGGCAGCTTGACCAGGGTCGGACGGTTTAAAGTAACCCGATGCGGTTACCTCGCCGCCATCCTTAAAGCCGCCGATAAACTCGCGATATTCCCCTTCGCTTTCCAAGGTTGTTACATCAATGGTCTCTTGTGTCATGGACGGGGACGAGATCGACGTAAGCAATCCCACAGGTACTCCAGGATCACCAATGAGTAACTTAGTGCCTAATGCTCTTTGTGGCACGGGTCATCAATCCTCCTTGTAAAATACTGAAAACTCAATTGGACAGCGGTATAATGCTGCCTGAGCTTCATATAATTCGACTGGCATCTCGTATGTCAAGTCGTCGATATAAGGACCTGCCGAGCCAATTTGGCGGCCAGGGAAAGACAATAAAATAGCGATCACCTTTTTCGCGATCGCCTTCATTTCGCTATATTTCTCCGCAATGACATTGATTTCGCCGCGGACTTCTTTGCTTGAGAGGTATCCCTCTGTTATCGNCTTGTCCCGCAAACCTTCACTCGATGAATAGATGATATAAGGGACTCCGTTGTGTTTGGTCGCCTCCGGAGCATCGAGTGGATAAACCCTGTTGTGGACCTCCGGTATGGCGATTAGTTCTTGCCGCAAAGCAGGTTCAAAATCCAACTCGATCACCCCTTTAACGCCTTGTCTACTTCTTTCATCGCCACTTCCAGCACACTGCGTCTGATTTTCTCCTCGTTGTCATCGATTGCACGCCGCATAAAGCGGTATCCGGGAATGTACTTGCCATCTACTGTCATAAAGCCGTACTCCTGCGACGTTGGATAGTAGTAGCGTTTTCCGTCTTTCGTCTCTTTGACAAAAATGTGATTTTTAGCGGGATCCATCATTACGTTGTAAACCGCCCTGCCAGGCACTCGTCGTCTAAACTTACCGCGCCTTAGGACGATTCCTCGTTTGAGTTCTCCGGTGTCCTCCGGTGCATTGGCCCTTGCATCCTTATACGCAATGCGTGCGCCTGCTCTAGCAGACTTACTCGCAACAGACGTCGGCACTTTACCGAGCTTTTTAAAAGAGCGCTCCAGCTCTTTCATGCCCTTGATTTCCCACTTACGAGCCATCATTGCCGCTCCTTGCACATGAGCTGTAGCTCTTTTTTACCGAACTCCGGGTGGATGATATGAAGAATCTCAAACTCTGTTTCTCCGTGTCGGACTCGCATGGTGCGATCGATGTCCTCTCGGTACCGGATCCGGATCCGCGTTGTGACCTCCGCATGCTCACTCATGGCAGAAAAGTATTCTCGCCCCCGGAGCGGCTCAATCCCAGCCCATACCGTAGCAACAGGCTGCCACTCATTAAGTGGTTGCCCATATTCATCAACATCATCTGGGCTAGGAGGTCGGATGATCGTCACACGCTTGTTTAGGCGGTTGATAAGTAACTTAGACATACTCATCACCGCCGTAAGCGTATTGCAACTGCGTCATGATTGATTGGATTGTAAATCGCACTTTATCCGACGGTTGCTGACCGATCAGATCGCGGTTTTCGTACCAGTCTGCGCACAATACTAGACAAAAGAGCTTAGCAAGCTGATTTGTTTCGTCGAATTCCACCTCGGTTGCGTTGTGGAGATATGTCTCCGCGGCCCCGATCAGCATTTGGATTAGACCATCCTCTTCATTACCATCCACCCGGAGCCACGTTTTAGCTTCGTCAATCGTTAGGATCGCCATCTACATCAGCGCCTTTCTTGCGCTTCTTCGGCTTTGCTGGCTCCGCTAAAAACCCCTCTTTGACTAGGTAGGCAACACGCTCTTTGTCATCTTCAGGGTAGTCATCTCCGACGTTGTATAGCTTAAAGTCGTGGTATCTTTCGCGAAATTTCCTTATTACCTTCGCCAAAAGATCACCTCCATAAAAGAAGTTGGGCGGGACGCGCCCGCCTCATCATTACGGAGTCGGTGTCAGTTCGATTTCGCCGTACACCGCAGCCGCGCCATCCCATTGCACATAGTCGTCACGCATGATTGTACGCAGCTCCGTGGTGTCTCGTCTCCAAGCGTCTCCGCCTTCTCGCGTGGAAGCAAGCTCGAAGAATTCGCGGTTGAAGATAACCATGAATTGCTTGAGATTACCGATGATAAATGGAGCCTTGTCATCAACAGTTGTAAGCAAACGGTTTGGAGCAACCGCGATCCGGCGACCCTTAAACAGCTTGCGTCCAGGCTGTGTGATATCCTCCTGCAGGATCGGTCTGCCCATGCCGTCTACTTGGTTGTCGAGCCAGTTAAAGCCGTCTTGGTTGGTCAAGATCACAGACGACAGGCTGATTGCCGGATCAAGATCCACGTTAAGCACAGTGTTGATGTCTTTAACATCAGCCAGTGCCTTAGGTGTAAGTTGCTTAAGTGTGTTGATGATATGATAGTTGCGAGTATATGCCGCTTTGCGAGCAATCCAGGTACGGATGTAGTTGAGCAGGTTAGCATCGTTGTCTTTGAGCAACTCATTTGTGATCGGCAGGTAACCCGCGCGCTTTTTAACCTCGTACTTGATGGTCGTAAATTTTGGGTTGTCCGTCAATTGGATCTCGTCGTACTCATCCACATCAGCAAACGGCGTCATGTCTGCGTCTGCTTCGAGCACGCGAGAGCCGGAGAGTGTCGTTACGTTCTCGACTGTCACAAGGTCAGACAGATCGCCAAACTCACGCATCAGTTGATTGATTTGCGTCTGGATGTCTTGCGGCACGAGCATTCCGGAGTCTCCGTCAGGGATGCCCGCAGCACCGCCTTCGTGCATCACGGCGCGGCGCTCGTACTCCTCAATGATCGAGCGCTGTTCGGATGTGATCGGCTTGCGACGGATACCACGCAAGAAAATTTGACGGTATTCAGAAGTCAACTGTTGCATGTCTTTTTCCTCTACCGTCCCATCTTCCCGAAGCTCTGTGCCGCCCATGCCGCGGGCTTCCGCTTCTTCCAGTTCGCGCTGCAGATCAACCTTGGCTTGCAGTGCGCGGACTTCTTCCATCTTCTCCTTCGCTTCTGTTACCTTGTCCTCAGCTAGTAGACTGCGGACTTCTTGCTTCATTGTTTCCAGCTTAGCAAGTAAAGCTCTCAAATCCTTTGTCACTTTCGCTTCACCTCGTAAATGGATTTTTGGTCAAACAAAAAGCTCAACCATAAAGGTCGAGCTCAAGGGATAACTTTTCCTTCTCGTATTGTTCTGCTGCACGCTGTTCTGACGCCTTGTATTCGTCCAAGCCGCGTGCGCTCACCTCGTTTTCCGGATATGCCGGGAATGCGACCGGACTGATCTCATAAAGCTCGGCGTTAAGGATCGTCCGCTTATAGATCTTCTTGTCGCCTCGCTTCTCTTTAGACCATTTATCCTTGGTGACTCTCATCCCAAAAGATACACCATCTACATCACCACGCTGGATTAACTCCCAAGCATCATTGCCAACGCTAGTGTTTGGGATGTCGAGTTCAAACCGGAGTTCTTTTTCTCCGTCATAGATCCTGAGCGTGCCGGACTTGGTGTTTCCCAGCACCTGTGATGTGTCATGGCTCCACAATCCGACAACATTTCGGGTTTTCAATGATTCAGAAAAGGCACCGGGAGCGATTTGCTCTATCCACGTATCACCGTACCAGTCTACAAAGTCTGCTGAGTCAGTCTCGTACTTAATCGCCCCGGTGATGGTACGCTTGCCGTCTTCATCTTCAGCCGCTCTGATCTCAATCGTTGTCGGCATCGCTCGGATCTCCTTCTCCGTCATCTTCCTCTCCTTGTCCAGCTCCATCACCTCCTTTCAAGCGATATGCAGCCCCAACTTCGGTTAATGGCACCATGTTGCCGTTGACGATGAGTTGATTGCCGCCCTCTTTCGGCTCTCTTTCCTCAAGTTCCCTGACCTCATTCGGGGTGAGGAAACCGGACTGAATAGCGAGCCTATATGCGTCGTATCGAGATTTAATATCTGCTCGCAGGATTGCGTCTGCATTAAAGCGAACAAAAAAGCCGTTCTCGATCTCTTCATCGAGAAACAGCTTATAAGTGAGCTCCTGCTCGTATCCGGTTAGGATCGGCTGGAGAGTGTCAGTGTAAAACTCCTTCTGCTGCTCGGTCGTGTTGTTGTAAGTAGCTCGACTCAAATCGTTTAGCTGGTGCATCTTAATCCCAAACGCAGCGGCAATCTGACGGATTGTAAGCTGGGTGTTTTCGAGGAATTGAGCGTCTTGCAAAGTAAGTGCAATCGGCTCGAATTTGTATCCAATCGGCATAAGAGCGATGCGGTGAGCGTTGTTCAAGCCGCTTGACATCTCTTCAAATTTCTCCCGAAACTCACGCTTAGCTTTCTCGTTCAGGTCCCCTACGTATTGCACCAAGCCTTTTACTTGTAGACCCTGCTTAAAAAACTTGTTCACAAACTCATTGGCTTGTCCTTGGTTTTCGATGGACGCTCGAAGTTGATCGATAGGCGAGAGTCCAACGATTCCGTTTAGCGTCAGCCCGCCGCGAAAATGTAGCATTTCATCCGCCGAAACCTTTCTCTGCTCGTATCCGAGGTCAACCACGTACCACAATTTTGAGCGAGACTGCATGATCTGTGACATGCCGGTGTCGTCATCAACGTAGATCGTTACCTTTGACGCGTCTATCGGCCATAGTGCAACAGGTTTGCCTGTTCGACGGTCAAACTCGATGTTAACAAAAGCGTTACCGTAGAGGCAGTTCTGCGTCTCCGTCACTTTCCAAAAGTCGTAGGCGCTCATAAACGGGTTTGGTCTAAGGCGGAGTAACTGAGCGACATTGTGCTTACTTTGTTTGCGTACACCAAAGTCGTCCTCTTGATACACTTTCAAGGGCAGCTTAGCCACCGACTCCGAGCGGATCCGGATGCAGGCGTAAACTGTATCCACTTTAAGCGCGCCTTTACCTTTGACATTGATTCCGTCCAGATCGATTCCGAGGATTTCGGCCAGTCTGCGATCGTCCTTGTTAAGTTCCAGCGTTTCGCGCTTTTCATCGATCCCGAGCCAGCGCCGAGCATAGTCTTTGATTCCCAATTTCTCACCTCCTGTAACCATACCTGCGAGGTCCGTATCTAATCCGGCCGGGTATACACTGCCGGTTGTACTCCGGTACGATATTTTTGATCAGACGGCGTTCTTCTTGTTTTGCGATTTCACCACTCTCTACTTGGTGAAAAACATAACTGTCAAATATTTTTCCATTGGTTCTGTGAGAGTAAAGCCTTTGTTTAAGGTTGTACTCATCCTTCGTTCTTCCGATGTAGACAACTTCGTCATCCCTTACCAAGGCATACACCAAAGCCATGCGCATCACCCCCACAGCTTATCCAAGAAGTCCTTATCTGCAAACTCACTTACATCCGGTTGCGCCTCGTTGACCATCGCTCGTACAAGTGCGTTGATCACTGCCGCAGCCAGGTCGATACGCTGGCTGTCGTCTTTGTGCTTTTTGCTCAGTTTGATATTTCCGTTGCTGTCCACCACTTCGACCGCATTTGACAAACACCACGTTAAAAGCGGGCTGCCATCGTGGACAACACGCCCTTGTAATACGAGTTCCCGGAAGTATTTCGTCGGCTCGGAAAGCGTCTGCACCCCTTGCCGGATTTCCACCACCGTCTTGCCGGCCGCTTCCCGTTCCTGCATGAAGTGCCACGCCTGGTGTCCGTCGTAGCACTCTTCCAGGATCGTCACGCCGTTGTCAAACTCGAATTCGTCCAGGTGATTGGCGATATAGCGGTAGTCTGTGGTGGCACCTGGCGTGAGCGTGCACCAACCTTCTCTCGCCCAGTGCTTGTACGGCACCCGGTCGGTGTGTTCGTGTTTCGTGGCCGTCTCCTCCGGCATGAATCCGTGAGCCGTGACAGCCAAGCGGCCATCCGGGAGCCAGAAGACATGCGCATCGGCCGTCAAGTCGATCCGCTTCGACATGTCAACTCCAGCCCAACCTTCGAGACCACGGATGAGCTCCAGAAACTCCTTACGCGGCACGGCCAGAGCTTTCCACTTGTCCATAACGCCAGCCATGTACTTCTCTTCGCTGTCCGCTTGCCAAAGGTTAACGCGCTTCGTCAACCACTCGCGGATCTTGGCCGGATCGCCTGAGTTAAACGCCTCGTCGTGCTCTGTGCGGATCTGCTTAAGCAGCTCCTGGCTGTATTCGTTATCCTCCTGCAGGATCGGGTTAGCCTTGACCCACTTGGATTCATCGTGCGGATCGTCCTCCTTGTCGAGCGTCCGGATCATCGCAAAATAGGTCTCGATCATCGGGATCTCGCCGCGCAGCATCTTCTCCAGCATGTCGCGTTCTTTTTTGCACGGATTATTCTCGGCGTTCTTGCCAGCGGTCGTAATGATCATCATTAGTGATTGCAGCCGTTTACCAAAACCGGAGTAAAGGACATCCACGATCTCGCTTGTTGGGTGTGCGTGATACTCGTCTATGATCACGATACACGGGGCGCCAGAATCCTTGTTCTTTGTGTCCTTGCTCAGTGGCCTGAGCCACCCGCCGCGTGTTGCATGCTCGATATAGGTCCGCTTGATTCGCAAACGCTTGGCGATGTCCGGGCTGCCCTCGCCCATTTTCTGCGCATCGCCCCATACCCGCTTGGCCTGCTGCTTGTCCACCGCTGCGCACTCGACTTCTGGCATGTCCTCGTATCGCTTTAGACTCGGATCATACGGCGGATAGATGCAATCACCACACATACCATATAGAGCCACGCCAGACATCTCGGTCGATTTGACGTTACCGCGAGCTCGCTCATTGTATGCGCGGCTAAACCGGCGCTTCCCACTGTCCTTGTGTACCCATCCGAACACACAACCCAAGTCGAACTTCTGAAATGGCAGCAGTTGAATATATTGGCCACTGAACGGACCGCGAACGTGCCGGCAACACCGCTCAAACCAATCGAAAATCCGGTCAGCTCGTGTCTCGTCGAACACATACGGAAAATCCTCAGTCCCTTGCCGCTGCAGATCCTTCAGATGTCGCTCGCACGCCAGCCACTCAAGCTCATTTGACGGTCGGAGACCGGCGACAACTTCTACCGCATATCGGTGCGTTGGGTGCAGCTCGCTCAGGTCTTTAGGCAGATTAGTCAAAGAGGTCCGCATTCGGATCCGTCTCCTCCTGAGCGATCTTACGAGCCAGGCGTGCCCTTGCGTTCGCGTTCAAGCCGAGCTTATCGCTATACTGGACGATTACCCTTGCGTAGCTGAGCTGCATCTTCACCCAAGGCGCTTCGACGATATTCCCCTGGACATTTACGACCGTATACCCTTTCTCACGGATAGTCTCAGACAGCTCCTTATGCCTAGCCACTGCATCACAGTATGCGGCGAGCACGTCCTCATCGACTTTATCCAGTACGTCAAAGTCCTTCATGTCCCGTATAGTCTTCTTCCAGACCGCCTTTGCTTCGTCGTCCAACCATGCCGGCATCTTTAGCGTTTTTTTCTTCTGGCGTGTCATCCTGGAGGCGGCACGCTGGCGAGCCTCAACCTCCTTTTTCGTCCAATGCTTTCCTCCACCTTTCCGGCCAATCTGCATTTTAGAAAAATCGATCACTTGATTCCCCATCCGTTGCCACCTCCTTTATCATGATGGTTTTCAGAAAATCAACAGGGACATTTTTTCGCGTTTGAGGGGGGGCGCGGTCTTCGCC